GATAATATCCCGGTGAAGCGAAGTCCCCGCGCTGTCGGATTCTTTGAGGGCTAAAGTCGTGGTGGCCGTGACATCGGCGGCGGTTTGCTTGCCCATCGACTGATCGTGCAGGTTTCCAACGTCGAGCAGTATGTCACCCATAGCTTCAACCACATACTGTCCGTTGCGTGGATTGAGGTCATAGGTCACAAACTGAAAGTCTTCAGTGCCAGGAGCGAGCCTTATACGTTTCGCGCCGGTGGTCTCATCATACCAGTCGGTTACAGGTTGTAACTCCTCCGAGGGCAATTGTCCCTTATAGATGATGTCCCCACGAAGGTTACGCTTTGCAAGCTCGGCTATCTGTGACAAGGTGAAGTTGAGTTGTCGCTGAGGCTGTATCATTGGCTGAATATAAGCCAATGGATAGTTCGCGCCCGGAATCGGCGTCCAGTCCACGTTGACAAAACACCATTTTCCATTCGGGAGGGATACGCGGTCTACCAGTTCGTTGCCACACCAGGTTATCAGGGAGCCTTCGGGGTAGTCCTTTGTCGGAGTGTGGTAGAGCCTATCGAGTATCGCCGCGTCTTTGCGTCTCGGAGGTTGCGAACGCCCCTGCACAGCCGCCTGTAGAAGCGAGTCCATCTGCCCGACTGACTCAGCTACTTCCATTGCCACTATCTTGTCAGCAGACCTGGGGAACATATCCTTAATCGTCGCCACGGGCAGGCAGTCTGAGAGAATCAACCACGGCATTTCACCTGTGGAATCAACATAAGGCGACTGGTATGTCTTGAACGGGTTCAACGTGACTCTCTTGAGGTCACCCGCGCCGCGCACTTCCTCACCACCGAAACCCTGATACGCTGCGTCTGAATTCCAATAGGTTATAATCCAGATACGACCTGCCACAAAGAGCCACATGAGGTCAAACTGTCGTTGCTGCTGCTCATTGTCGAGTTGATAACGCGCCCGAAGTACGTCCGACGCTATCTCGGCCCGCATTGCGCCCTCTTGGGATGAATCAGGCGCAACAGCAGCCTCTTCCGGGAAGTTTTGCATCAGATATGACATCTGTTGCCAACACAGACCGAGTACCTTGTTCGCGACTATCTTGATGGTTGAACCAGGGGTCTCAATGGGGATTCGGCGATCGTTTGTGTATTTCCAAGCGTCTTTTACAAATTCTGTATACTGATCGCCTGCCAGAAACGCGGCGTTTTGGATAATCGAGCGGTCATACTCCTGCCGGACAGCCATTGCGCCTTTTTTGAGCGTTTGGCAGTCGGCGACGACCTTGTCCCTATCCTCAACGGATAACTCAGCGAAGTCCAGCAGATGTTTTGTTGTCTCGGTCGCCATCGTTTTGCCCTGGCCCAACAAAAAGACCCGATCCCCCCTCGATTGTCGACAGGAATCGGGTCTTCTCCAAAAAGTCAGGTAGCTGACCTGAATTGTTGGGCATGTTATTAAGTTTCGAGTCGCCTATCCAAGCAAACAGCCTCAATCCCTCTCTGCAGAGATTGAGGCTGTAGATTTCAAGTCCCCGGAGTGCCCCCCAGTGCTTGGATTAAGTTGTCAACTATCAGTGTATTACACGATTAGAATGGTGTCAAGTACATTTACTGGCTTGAAAATCTGAGTCACGTAGCCACATACTATCCCCCCATCAACCTTCCCCCCGCCGCGTGAACTTCGCCCATCGGCATCATCGGAGGCGCGGGCGGTTCCTCCGGTTGGATAACGGTAGACATCTCAATATTGACAGGTTTCTTCGGCGCAGGCTCAGGAGTCTTGAACGCCTGGTAGTCGCGGATCGTGCCCGCCTGGATGCGGTCGTAGAGCTTCGCGCGCTCGGCTGAGTGCATACGGTCAAGGTAGACTAGCACGCCGAGCAGAACCACGTCGAAGATCAGGTGCAAGATGTCAGTCATGAGAATGCCCCTCCCAGCCAGCACTAGCCAACAGATCAGCAATGGCTTGGAGATTGTCGGCGCCACTAACTACAAACTTATTAGTCAGCATTCCACGTATCGCAAATGCCAAATAGGGCTCATCGCCGTCCATCTCGATACGGGCCGTGCCATTGCCCTCTATGTCGCACCGGTGACCTTCGCCGTAGAACACATGGGTGATGTCAGTCATGGCTGGTATATCCCCATCTTCACAGACTTGCGCCAACGCATCGCCATCAGAAAGATCACCAAACACTTTGCGAGTCATGCTATCCTCCCGCCGAAGATCAACTCTCCGCCGAAGATCAACTCTTGCAGGCTAGTCCGAGGCCAGAACTGGCGCGGAGGAATCAACGCAGGATCGCCTCGATAGAACTGGTTTGCCCAACGATTCGCCCGCCACTTGCGCCAGCGCGGGCCGTATCGCCGCTTGTAGTTGCTTCGGTTGGCGTCCGAACGCTCCATACGCCGCCGATACTGACCAATGGTCTCATTCATCTCGCGTACTCCCTCCTCTTGCTTGTATCTGCCCCACCCATGCCGAAAATCCTCTTTTGCTGATTGATAGACTCGATTGTGCGGGCGGACGGGTCGTACTCAGGCGGTGGAACTCCAACGTGAGCAAACGGGCAGTAAGACACAGCCAGTGCCAACGCAATCACAGTGTCGTCATGCTCGCCCTCTGGCGCCTGCATCCGAGTGTTGCCGTGCGCTGTGATGTCATACTCATAGCTCTGCAACTCATTGGTCTGCTGCTGTATATCCATCAACCGTATTTGCCCGTTATCGAACGCCACAGCCAGCCGGTCAATGAGTGGAGACTTGCTCGCGCTACTGATTTTGACACCCACCACGGGCAAATTAGCGTTGCACATCTGTTCGTAGATGGGATCGCCGACCCCTGTCGAGTCCATGACGACTATCCCAGGATATAGTTGGCTCACACGCTTGACCGCCTCCACCTGCCGCATCCAGCTTATTTGGTTGAACCGCTCGTAGTATACCTGCCTGCCGTATGGGTCAAGCACAGAGATAACAGTAAAGTCCTCAACACGCGCGAGGTCAACGCCTGTCGTATACGCCCTGCCTGCGTGTGGTGGCTCGTTGTCGCAGCGTCCAACGTCAATAGCCTCGGTAATTCGCCTGAACACCCCGCCTGAGTCCTCTATAAACTCAGCCTGGAACTCTTGAGCAAATACACGCTCCGGCAATTCCTCACGCGCTGCAAGAATCTCAGCCGCAGGAATGAACGGGTTTGCACTTGTGGGCATCTTCCAACTCGCCCATTCAGGGTCATTCAAGCCTCGGAGATACATGCGATAGAAATAATTCTTACCCTTTGGGGTAGACAGGAAAAATGCATCACCCTCCAGGTCGGCAAGTGTCGGCCTAATCGCCTCATTCCATGCCTCTTCCAGATTGCTCACTCGCGCGGCCTCGTCAACGATCACACGCTTGTATTTACGGCTGCGGCCTGCCTCCGTGGTGTCCAGTGACCACATTTCCAGTACACCACCAGTTAACAACTCAATGCGGTGCTCTTGCTCACTGGATTTTTGTGTGACGGGCAACAAAACCTCTTTGATCTCGCGCCATGCCTCGGATAAAATCTTATAGGTGGGCGCAAACCAACCAACAGGATATTTGTCTAACATAGGGGTGATGGCCAAATCTTGGCCTAGAACCGTCTTGCCCCACCGCCTGCCGCAGTCGATCACGTTAAAGCGTTTTGCCTCGCGCTTAATGCGGAACTGCTCAGTATGGGGTTGTCTAAGTTGAAGCGTTATTGTTGACATACTCAACCTTTACAGTGAGTAAACCGGTGTTATCTTGCTCAACATGCTCAGTGGGTTTGCCTGCGACACGGTTGATGAGGTACTCGTTAGCCTGTCGGTCAGGAGCGCGAGAATATACACAGTCGCGTCCGTTTTTGTCTGTTTCCTGTACGAGTATTCCGTCAGCTAGAGATTCGAGGTTGCCAATGTATTTCGGCAGGTTTTTCGCAATCAGCTTTTCGACTGCGTTGACCTCTTTGACATATTTTGCGGCTGTTGGTTTGCGTCCAGCCCCTTTTCTGGCTCCACCGGCTGCTGGCACTAGGAAAACCTCACTTGTTTCAAAAACCTGCCCCTGAAAATCTTCCTCCAGGGGCCAAGAAAGGAGAGATAAAATGATCTGCTCGTATTGTAGCACAGGATTTTGCGGTGTCAAGCCCATTTTGGGGCGGATACTAGTACAATTACCAGTTTTCACGTTTGAGCGTAAAATAGGGGTTGACAGAGGGTTAGATGTGCGCTACAATGGGGCATAATATAGATACAGGAGGGATTGAGATGATTGCATTGAAAAACGGGAT